CCAAATAACAGTTGCTGCCTGGCAAAGTTTTGAAACAACCAAATAAGCTGCTAACGCTGCATTGTAGACTTTCCACATGGTAAAGATTGCGAGTACCACACCACCCAGTATTGCTAATTCTGTTTTGAACTTCATAACAAACTTGATGCATGCCCCAAACGCTCTGAATACCATCTGTAATCCATTTGTGATAGTTGGAATAATGGCGGTAATTTGATCAACCAATTCACCAATAGGGCTATTAATACCTTTTGAAAGCTCTTCTGCACTGGTTACAGCTGTATCTTGAAGTGTTGAAAGCTTTCCTTCTAGCGTTTGGCTTTTAGCTTCCATCATGCTGTGGAACTTTCCTCCTTCACCTGTAGCATGAGCAATTGCTTGCGCTACATTCTCTGCAGTGATTTGACCTTTAGACATCATGTCTTTAAGATCTGAAACAGACTTACCTGTCATCTCTGAAAGTTCATAAACGGGATTAAATCCAGCATTGATAAACTGCTGTAAATCTTGCCCCATCAAGTAACCAGTAGAAGAGACTTGACCCATCACAAGTGAAAGAGATGCGAACCTATCTTTATTACCACCTGAAATATCGCCTAACTGCTTCATCAGTGGCAAAACTTTTTCAGTTGAAATACCAAAATTAAGCATCTGCTGCGCACCTTCGACAAGTTCCATTTTTCCGAATGGTGAATGGTTTGCGAAGTCGCCTATTTCTTTAAGCATTGCACCTGCTTTCTTCTCGTCACCCACAAGAGTTTTAAACGCAACAGCGGTGCTCTCGGCTTGCGCTCCAAGACGTGAAACTGCACCGATACCAGCACCGATGAGCGTTGTAGGATTCATCAAGAATGCCATACCTGGAATGCTCATTAAACCAGACTTGAAAGAACTAAAATTAAATGTATCTTTGAGGGCATTTTTAGCCTCTAAAGACTTTAATTTTATGCTATCAAGCTGATCCTTGCAAAGGCGAGCAGTCGCCAAGGTATTACCTGGCGTTGCGGTTATCTTTATTAAAAATTTTAAAGCATTATCCATCCTTTTCTAGCTTTCTTATTTCACTCAGATTTTTTATAGTTTGCGCCCAAACCTCGTCGGGCATTTCGTTTGGTTCTATTGAAAGGTAATAGCGGAGCACAGTGTCCCAAAAGAGAATATCTACACCGTCCGAAGTATCAACTTCAGCATCTTCTAGAGCTTTTTTATTTCAGCCTCTTTCACCTCCAAGATGTCTTGCATCTTTTGAATTGCAGCTAAGAACAATGAGTCATCCTCCTTGATTTCTTCATCGCCATCAATCCATAAGGCATTCAGCATTACTTCGCTCATCTTGATTGGGTCTTTGACTGCCGAAGCATAAGATAAATCCTTGCGTGTTGGACGATGTAGGATGCAACTCTTATCTTCTACTGTAATCTCGAAAAGCTCACCGTGTTTAGCTTTCCACTCTTTAATTTGCTCTTTAGTAAACTTCATCTTTTACGCTTGTTTTTTGTTTAAAAAAATGAATGGAATAGCCTTTTCAAGGTTTTTATCTCCTTGCTTCCATTCTGTATTGTCTTCTGTGAATTCGACACCGATAAGAATGTCTGTTGTCATTGCGTCGCCTTGCGAGGGGTCGCCATAAGCAACGACGATGTCTATCGACGTGTTCAAAATATCACCTTTAGCAGCTTCACGAAGTGCCAAATACTCACTTTGCACAAGGCTAATTTCACCGCTGTAATCGTAATTGCCACGTTGTACAGAGTGAGGTTTATTGCCCTTTGCGTGAAGCAATTCTTTTTCACGTTTGATATTGTACTTAATACCTCGCAAGCCAGTAATGTTGCGTCCACCCATTACAACGGTGATATCCGCCCATTCATACTCTCTTGAATTAAACATATCTTTTAAGTTTTATAGCAAGGTAGAACTTAATCTACCTTGCATTATTTTACTTTTTGCCTTTTGCCTTTCCACTTTCTTCAACTAAGAAGCCTAGGTTCACGTCAATAAAGCGTGAATAACCAAATGGTCTAACTTTGATAGTTACGTTGATTTTGCTAGTTGCAAGAACATTCTGCGAAGCATCAATGAAAGCCTTACAACCTTCTCCTGCTTCTGTTGCAGATAATTCACCTGCTGCAGTCATTGCACGATTGATAGCATTTTCAATTTCTTGCTGCCAAGCCATCACAACACCTTGATGCAAAGTGCCATCTTCATTCACAGTGAGCTCATCTAACATGAAGTTAAGAAGAGCGTTGTATGCAATGCGATAAGCCTTATCAATGGTTCTGCGTGATGTTAAGTGCGAGTAGTCATCTGTTTGCTCACACGCCATCTGATCATCAACAAAGTAATATCCACTCTTGCCTACATACTTGCGAGGAGTAATGTAGCCAGCGTCGTACAAATCAGAAACAAGACCGAATGACTCTTCTACAGTGTTTGCTCCTAGATACATCTCAAGAGGGAATAGCGAGCCATCTTTAACACGTCCAACATTGCGTTGAACTGGGATAATTGCTAGCTTTCCTGCAAGAGTTCCAATGGCAGCACCTTCCGAAGAAGCAATGGTATCACCAATAAGAATTGCTACACGATTGTATTTCTCTTTACGCAAAGATTTAGGTGTTGTGCCTTTGAAACCACGACCTTCAAGAACCACGAAAAGAGGTGCAAAAAGAGTCTCTGTTGCCCATTCTGCAAGTTGTTGAGCCTTTGGTAAAGCTGTAAAAACATCTTCATCAAGTCCTTGCGTTGTTGCTGTTGCTTCTCGACCATCTCCAGCTACAAAGATGCCACGAAGAGCACCATTTTGAGAGGTGATAAGCTCTCTAATTACACCGCTTTCTTTGTCGCAAAGCTCGGTGAATGTCTTTGTTTTGTCCACGCCAAAAACAATAACCTTTGTGCCTTCTGGAACTTCGTTGTAGAAGTCTTCAACATGCTTAAATAAGCGTGGGTTATTTTCAGCGGTAACACCTAACTTTTTCAAGTCACCTAGCGAATGAATGCTATATGAAGTGTCAAGTTTGAAAGTTTCTGCAACTGCTACAGCTGCGCAAACAAGAGCAAATAAGCCGTCGGGCGAATCCCCGACGATGCCTAGTTGACCATTAAGAAGTTGAATTTTTATTCTAGGTAACATACTCAAACCTCCTTTTATTTCGCAGCTTCAGCTAGCAAGTAAATACCTTTCTTGTCGTATCTGCGAACAGAACCACCAGTGCGAAGCAAGAATGAGTAGATATCACCATAGTAAAGTGGGTTGTTCTCTGAATCAAACATTTTGACTTCACCCATTGCACGTGAAACTGAAAGTTTGTGCCATGCAAGTGCTGCTGCTAATTCTCCTGCTTCGCCTGTTTCGTCCCAAGGAATCAAAGTCTTGTCGTTTTTCACACGAAGAACCTTTGAACGCTTCATAATGTTGAAGCCGTAAAGGTTTCCAAGGATACCTCGTTGAACGTCTGCTGAGTTTGTGAAAGCCCACTTATCTGTATCTGCTAGATCTGCAAGCAAATCAGCGTACATGTGTGCGTCCAAAAGCAAGTAGCGATCACCTTCTGGAATGTTGTCTGCATCAAATTTTGTCATCAAGTTGATAACATCTTCTTTACAGATGCGCTTGCGCTTACCAATTGAAGTTACAGAAGTGTGTGCGTCTCGTTCTTTTGTGCCTGTTGTAAGAATTACCTGCTCCTTTGGAACAAGTTTACCCCAACGCTCAAGCAAGTTCACGTGTGCAACCTCTTGAAGTTGCGACTTGTCATTTTGCAAGATGCTATTGCGCTTATCGTACGACAACTCAACGGTATCTATATGTGGAATATAGATAGGGTCAGTTGTTAGTTCGTCGATTACGTATTCCAAATCGTTGTCTGTGCGTTGATTCACAGTTGCAGGTTTGGTTTGGCGATTCTTTTTCACACCAGAAGGAGCACCAGCATTAGGAATGTGCACTTTGTGATTTGAAACGTAAACTGAATCGTCTACTGATTTTTCAGCAAATGAGTTCGATGGATAGAAGTTTTCCACCAGAGACTGTTGCCAAATTTCTTTGTTCAATGCCATTGTAAATTCTTTTTAATTTAAACCAATAAATAAGTAAATAATAAGTAAATGTAGGTGAGATGTATTACAGAGGATTTTACTCCTTATAATCAATTCCAAACTTCTCTTTATACTTCGCTTTGAAAGTTTCAAGAGAAGCTGCACGAAGGGTTGCGAGTTCGCCTGCCTGGTCGAGTTCATCCCAACTCTTATTGGCGATATTTTCTGCACCCTTGTTCTCTGGAGTAAACACAGAAGATGCCCTTACGAAAGGATTTGCTTTCATTGAGTTAATCAATGCTTCTGTATTCTTTCTATCACTTTTCATGAGATTTGTAAAGCTTTCTTTTTGCTCATTGGTAATTTTACCTTCAGCAATAGCTTTATCAATGAAAGATGTAATTTCTTTCTGCTCCAACACAGCTAGTTTCTCTTTGTAGGTATTAACTGCATTCTCAAGTGCTTCAACTTTAGTTGCTGCATTCTCAAGCTCATTGATATGAGCTAAAATTGCGTTGTCGTCTGCTAAATTCGCGAATGATGCAACGCTCTTCAAGTGGTCTTTTAACGTCATTTCATTATCATTTAAAGGCTGCTCAAGCCTGTTGTTAAAGTAATTGTATATTTCCTCGGTTGTAGATGCTTTCACATCTTCACCTTTCATGTCATAAATGCCATCTATTAGCTTCATTTCTAAAGCCTCCTGTGCGCTAATCCAGTGGTCCTTTTCATCAAAGTATTTAGCCACAATCTCTTCTTTGTTTTGCCCTAAACGACCTGCTATCATTGACGCAAGGTCATTCTGCAAACTTTCAACTAGGGTTGCAGTTTCTCTGAGTTCTGATGCCTTGCCATACGCTCCAGCACTAACAGCGTGAAGCATGAGCTTTGCGTATGGCGACATATAAAGAGGCTTTCCGCACAAGGCTATAATACCTGCAATACTTGCAGCAACGCCATCTATATACATTGTTATATTAGCCTTACTGTTACGAAGTGCGTTAAAAATCGCCATGCCTGAAAAAACATCGCCACCAGTGCTGTTGATGCGTACATCAATCTTGTTGTACATCTTCTCCAAAGCGAGGAGTTCTGATACAACTCTCTCAGAGTCGACTTGCTGTTTTGCACCGACATTTCCATATAAAAGAATTGCGATTTCTCCATCGCCTGGGATGGTGTTAAAAATGCTGCTATGTGTCATTTTCGTTTGTAAATTTTTTGCAAATATAAAGAGCACTTTTCGATAAAAAAAACGGCTTTTACATGGTTGCGCCACGTTTGTATATCATTGCAAATCAAACACATACAATAAATAAAGCGTTTTTATTTCAGTAAAAAATATATGAACTTTGCACTACACATTATTAAAAGAATTACAATGGCAAAAGAAAGCACAATAAACAAGAAAAGCATTGCGCAATCGCTATATCTTGATGGTAATTATACGCAAGAAGAAATTGCAGAGAAAGTTGGAACAACCAGACAAACGATTGCAAGATGGGCAGAAAAGGGAAAGTGGCAGGAAATAAAGGCTTCAAAGACGATCACACCAGAGCAAATCATTTCACAATGGAGTTATCAAATTGTAGAAATCAACAACAATATTAGTTCACGACCACCAGGCGAACGATTTGCTACAACACAAGAAGCCGATGCACTTGCGAAGATTGCAGGTGCTATTAAGAAATTAGAATCAGACATTGGAGTGCCTGATTGTGTGTCTGTAGCGATGCGCTTTCTTTCATGGCTAAGACCTATCGACATTGACAAAGCAAAAGAGTTCAACAACTTGTTTGATGCTTTCATTAAAGACCAAGCAAATAACAAAAAATAAATATGGTAAAATGGACAGACAAGCAAGCTCTTGCGATTTGGGAAAAATACAACAAAGGACTTGCAAAAAACATAGACATAGACGAATCTCTATCTCGCTACGACATTGATAAAATGCGTGAGAGATTGGAAAAAGACCCAGTAGAGTGGATAAAATACTTCTTCCCAAGTTACGCAAAATACGAATTTGCACCCTTTCACATCAAAGCAATAAAACGCCTTATTGCCAACGATGAATGGTACGAAGTTCTCTCATGGTCTAGAGAGCTAGCAAAGTCAACTGTTGTAATGTTCGTGTTAATGTATCTCACATTAACTAAGCGCAAGAAGTTTGTTGCTCTTGCAAGTGCCACAATTGATGCTGCAGAGCGTTTATTGACACCTTACAGAATCAACTTTGAGAACAATCCAAGAATACAACAGTTTTACGGAAAGCAACCAGTTTTTGGACAATGGACAGACAGAGAATTCACTTGTACTTGCGGTGCTAAATTCATTGCCATTGGTGCAGGTTCTGCTCCTCGTGGTATGCGTAATGAAGCAATTCGTCCTGATGTTATCTACATGGACGACTACGACACTGACGAAGACTGCAGAAATCCTGTAACGCTTAATAAGAAGTGGGATTGGATGGAAAAAGCACTTTACCCTACACGTTCTATTTCTGAACCTACTTTGGTTATATGGTGTGGTAATATCATTGCAAAAGACTGTTGTATTACACGTGCTGGAAAACTTGCAAATAGTTGGGATGTCGTGAATATTCGTGACAAAAACGGCAAAAGCACGTGGCCTGCAAAGAACACAGAAGAGCATATAGATATGGCGTTATCCAAGATTAGCACCAAAGCGCAGCAGGGAGAGTACTTCAACAACCCTGTATCAGAAGGAAAGATTTTCAAGAATCTTACATATGGCAAAGTTCCATCATTAAAAAAGTTTCAATTCCTTATTGGCTATGGAGACCCTGCCTATTCAGACTCAAAAAAGAAAGGCAGTTCTACCAAAGCCTTGTGGCTCATTGGTAAACTAAAAGGCGTGTATTACGTCATAAAAGGCTTTTTAGCCCACGAAACAAACGCCAACTTTATAGGTTGGTATTTTGAACTCGACAAGTATGTCGCAAAGAAGACCAACGTTTATTGGTATATCGAAAATAATAAGCTACAAGACCCTTTTTATCAACAGGTTTTTAAACCGCTACTTCGTGATGAATGTGCAAAGCGCAAAACGCAGTTATTTATTCGTGAAGATACACGAAAAAAGACAGACAAAGCAACTCGTATAGAGGCAAACTTAGAGCCTTTAGATAGACTAGGAAACATCATCTTCAACGAAGAAGAAAAAGACAATCCACACATGCAAGAGCTTATCAATCAGTTTAAGCTCTTCGAACTTTCAATGCCTTATCCTGCCGATGGATGCGACGCTGTAGAAGGTGGTGTTACAATGACAGACACCAAAACAAATGAACTCGAACCAGTTTACACAATTGGTTACAATGAATTGAACGAGAATAACCCTTATACATTTTAAGTTATGCAAAACTTTATATCACTTGAAGATTACGATGCTTCGATTCATCGTGAAATACTTGATAGCCTTTTAAGACAAGGCACATCGGATTATGATCCACAAATAATAGAGATTTGTGAGGATAGAGCTATCTCTGAAATGAAAAGCTACCTCAATAAAAAATATGATTGCCAGGCTATCTTTTCACAGACAGGCGCAGAGAGACATCCTCTCATCTTGATGTTTGCGCTAGATATTGCGATTTACCATATTTTTTGCCAGCACAATCCTTACAAGATGTCTAAGATTAGGGAAGATAGATACGAACGTGCAACGACGTGGCTTAAAGGCGTTATGAAAGGAGATATCACCATTGAAGGAGCACCATTGCTTCCTTCTGATGCCATTTCGGACAACTCGAATTGGCAGATAAAAAGCGAAGAAATTAGACCAGTATTTGATTAATCAGTTATGAAAAAGAATAAAAATAAAATTGTACAAGGTGGATATATTTCACAACCAGGCTTAAGACAGCCAGACGTAGTTCTTCAAATGCCTGAACTATTTCACTTTAACCTTGAAACTTACATGAATGCTGTTAATGCTGCTAAAAGCATTGATTATTCAAATCGTGTAAGATTGTATGACATGTACGAAAGTGCAGCGTTCGATTTGCATCTTTCAGGTGTCATGGCAAAACGCTTACGTGGTGTAACGCAGATACCCATTGAATTTCAACGCAACGGAAAGCCAGACGAGGTTATCAACAAACAGCTGCGCTCACCATGGTTCAAGGAACTTAGAAAAGAACTTATCTTATCGGAATTCTGGGGATTCAGTTTACTTCAATTGTATGTAGAAGAGGACCAAAACATCCACTTTGAAAGCATTAATAGAAAGCATTACGACCCAATTAAAAGGAAACTACTTCGCTTCCAAGGAGACATGGACGGAGTCCCAATTGAAAGCTTTCAGAACATGCTCTTTATAGGTAGTGACAGGAAATTAGGAATATTTGCAGAAATCCTACCTGCAGTGCTTTATAAAAAAGGAAATATAGGCGACTGGGCTCGTTTCTGCAACATCTTTGGTATGCCCATTCGTGAATATACATACGATGCAGGCGATGAAGAAGCAAGAAGAAGATTAATCCAAGACGCAAGACGTCAAGGCTCAAACGCTGTATATATTCATCCAAAAGATAGCGATTTAACGCTAATTGAAGCAGGTAATAAGACTGGTTCAAGTGAACTCTACAAAACCTTTGCGGAATACTGGGATGGCAAAATGTCTATTCGCATTTTAGGAAATACCCTTACAACGGATGTTGGCAGTTCAGGAACACAGGCTTTAGGCACAGTTCACAAGGAAGAAGAGGATGAGATGAACGCAGATGATAGAGAGTTTATTTTGGACATTCTCAACTATCAGATGAAAGACCTTTTCAACGCACTTGGTTTTAATACTGATGGTGGCGAGTTCGTCTATGCGAAAAAAGACAAAATAGACGTAGCTCAGCAAATCGACATTGTTCAGAAGTGCAGTAATATGGGTTTACCAATTGACGATGACTACCTGTATGACACTTTCGGAATTGAAAAGCCAAAGGATTACAACGCACTAAAAGAGCAAAAGAATGCAGAAAAAGAAGCGTTAAAGGCTGCACTTACTTCTAGTAAAGAGGAGGAAGAAAAAGGGAATTCAAACGACAATAAAACCTCATTTAAACAGCGTTTAAATAGTTTTTTTGGAGTAGCCCCAACAAAAGGGGCAAAAGCCAACATTACAGACTTCTAGTCGATGAACTCTACTATGGCAAAGAGTGTTCATGCCATACACATTTTGACAACATAGATAGTGGAGTTAAATTCGATTTAGACGTGCTCGACGAGTTCGTGAATGCCATATATGGAGGTTTCGATGTTGAAAATTCCATTGAGCCTACCATGTGGCAGGAACTTACAAAGATAATGAATGATGCCACGGCAAAAGGCTTATCAAAAGGAGAGTTCTCAATTGATCACAATAGAAGTTTTTTGGATGCAGTAAAGCATGCAAATGAAATTTTTGCAGCCTTTAAAACACATGCAATGGGTAAAAGTATGGCATCAAAATTACTTGATGACAACGGTAACTTAAAACCCTTTGATAAGTGGATGAAAGATATATCTTCTATATCTTCTCATCATGTTGGTTCGTGGTTGAAAACCGAGTATAACACGGCAGTTCTTCGAGCTCATAACGCTGCGGATTGGCGTTCGTTCATCGAGAATAAAGACATTATGCCTAATTTGCGATGGATGCCTACTACATCTCCAGACGCAGAAGCCGTGCATCGTGGCTACTGGGAGAAAAAATTAACTCTGCCTGTCGAGCACCCATTTTGGAACAAACATCATCCAGGCGACAGATGGAATTGTAAATGTTCTCTTGAATCAACTGATGATCCTGCATCGCCAGATGATATTCTTGATGATCTTCCAATTGAACCAGCACAGCGAGGACTTGAAAACAATCCTGGAAAGGATGGTAAAATGTTTAATGACACTCATCCTTATTTTCCAAAGAGCTGCAATCAATGTAGTTTTTACAAGAATAGAGGGTTTAAAAATAAAATGAAGACATGGTTTAGCAATCATTCCAAAAACTGCTTTGACTGTCAATATATAAATAACTGTCTATATGGTCAGGAGAAAAATAAGCTAACTCAAAGAGCAAAAGAAATCAGGAATATAGCAAAAGAAAAATATAATGGCAAAGTACTTACACACCCCCAATTCCAAGGAAAGGTTACAATGTCGGCAAAATCAATAAAAGAATTCTTAAATCAGCCCCATGAATTCTTTAAAGAGAAAAACGAACTTCTTTTAGATATTGAAAATGTTTTTAGAAATTCTGAATATAAAGAACCTGAGAATAAAAAAGGTAGAAATACAAGTAAGCATGAAGAGGACCGTGATGTCCATCTATTTGAAATCTCAATAAAAGGAAAGCCATCTTGGTTAATTGTTCGAGAATACTCAGATAAAAGTTTAAGGCTTTATAGTATTTCTGATAGTAAGAATATACTAAAAGCATTAAAAGAGTAAAAGAGCCTAATAGTAGCCCCTTGGAACTACAATCCAAGACTTGCTATTAAACTCTTTTACGTTGCAAAGATACAACTTTATTAAATACAATCCAAATAAAATGCAATAAAAATGTCAATATCACCCAAAGAAATTGCTTTTATCATATCAAAATGCCCTGAAGAGATAGCAAAAGCTGTACAAAATGAACTACCTCGCAAGGCTGCCATAATTGCAACAAACCACTTTAAAAACAACTTTAGACAGGGTGGTTTTACCAATAACGGCAATCAAAGTTGGGCAACAACCGTCCGACAAAGGTATGGAAGCCGATATAAACCTTTGACTTCTGGGACTGACACGCTTATGCGAAGTATCTCTTCGCAAGTTTTGCCAGGCACTGTTATTATACATAACCCACAACCATACGCAAACTACCATAATAATGGAGCAACGATAACAGTTACACCCAGAATGAAGAAGTTCTTCTGGGCAAAGGCTTATTCAATAGCAGGACAAAAGAAAGGCAAAGATAAAGGCAAAAAAGCAAAGATGAATTTTGACACAATGCCACCAGAAGCAAAGATGTGGATGAGCTTAGCACTTACAAAAAGCAAAACGCTAAGAATACCACAGCGAAGATTCATCGGTGAAAGCTTCGAACTCAACAAGAAGTTAAGAGAAATGATAGAAAAGAAATTAAGCGAATTAAAAGAAAAAGCATATGGAAGAACTAATTATTAATTTGATAGAGGAAATAAATAAGAACATTCCTCAACTATCACTAGTTGATGAAGATTATGGACAACTCGATGCAATCGACGATGAGAACAAGGACATGTACCCACTTACATATCCTGCAGTTCTTATTGATGCATCAAGTTGTCAGTGGAACAATTTATCCGACTTAAAGCAAGAAGGAGAGTGCACAGTTGTAGTTAAGCTTATTATGGACTGCTACGATGACACGCACAGAAATTCAAAAACGATTGATAGAATTATGCAACGTGAAGATTTAAGAAAAGCCTTGCATAATACACTGCAAGGCTTTCGTCCAAATAACGATGGCGCACTCATACGCACATCTAGTAGATATACAACGATAAATCATGGGATAAAGCTATATGAATCCACATACACATGTAGAGTTTCAGAAGCTATTCAGCAAAAAAGGAGAGTTCAGAAGTCTTCGATTTCGTTCGACGTGAAGGTCTAAAGCCCTGATAACGACTATTTTTAATAGTCTTTCCATCGACAGTTGCACCCTCCGTAAGCATGCGTTTAATGATTCTTAGCGTGGTTGCTTCACTTAAAAAGAATTCATCAAAGGCTAGTTTGCGGATGGTGTCATCAAATCGAAGGCGTTGGACTTCGCTCCAGTAGTAATATCGCTCAAATAACTTCTTATCTCGAAGTTCTATAAGCTCTTTGTCTCGACCTTTTGCCATAGGTGCAAATATACAAAATCGAATCATAAAACCAAACAATAACATATAGTTTTATCTGTAATAATGAAAATTTGGGTATTACCCAGAAAATACCCAGCTTATCTTTTACACCCTTTAAAGCCTATAAATAAAGCCCCTAAACGGCATACAACTTTATTTCCAATAATGCAAATTGGGTATTACCCAATAAATACCCAATTCTACCTGCAACAATAAAAACTGGGTATTACCCAGAGAATACCCACCTTTACTTATTTTACCTTTAAAGCCCATAAATAAAGCCCCAAAACGGCATACAACTTTATTTCCAA